CAACGGCATAGACCAGTTACTTACCTGACTATGGAGAGGTTGGCCAGTCAATAGTGTCCGGGTAACCAGGTTGTTTCTCGATCTTGGCCAAGGCTACCTTGTAGGTGGCGAAGGCTTTAAACGTCACTTCATCTTCCTGGCTCAGCAGACCTGCGATATAAGCGTCTGTCATTCCAACCGTGGCTTTGTTAGCCGCTTCCAGCAGTTGGTTGCGCTGGGCTTGAACAGACGCCACAACATCCAACGCCCAGTCAGTGCCATTCCAGACGAAGTGAGGACCTGGGAAAGGGATCAATGTGTACTCACTAGGCAGATCGCCAGGTTTGTTCCACTCTTCTGCCATGCCAGTTTCCACGCTGTAGACCGTACCGCGATGATCCGCAACTTGGACCGGAACACCATCGGTGAGGACCCAAACCTTACCGTCGTCCGCCAGCGGTAACAGTGTATCAGACTCAACACCATTGCTCGGTAGCGGGCGCCCCAGTCCTGGAATTTCTTCGAGGGTGACTGGACCAAATAAAACACCCAAATCGTCGTACAAGTATACGTGCATAAACACCTCAAATCATTTTAAATCGGCCAGGATAGGCGACGTTAGTTGGGCGCGTTTCATTGCCGCCGAAGCCGCTTGTAACTCCAGGAACCCACAGGGAATAGTTGTTGTAACCGCCACCCATCATCTGCGTACCGAAACCACCCGCACCTGGAGTGTTGTGGGTGTGGTATTCGAGCATGTCGGTCTCTGTGCTACCGGCAAGGCGACCATTATTGATCGGCCCACCTTCTGCAAGGATGCGTTTAAAGCGACCACGGATTTCTGGGCCACGGAAAGAGTTAACTCCATCACCTTGGGTCCAGCCACCCTCCATGCCAGCACGTGCGGCTTCAGTCGTTAACATACCCGACTGTTGCGCGTGATCCCACAGCCACGGCCATGTCAGACGTTGCAAGACAAGGCCACTGACTGGACCGTAACCACCTGGACTGAAGGTAGTTGTGGTTTCCTCAATCGGACGACCCAACGGGGTGCTGTCGTAACGACTTACAGGAATCCAGCCGCCAGCACTGTCACTGCGCAAGTGCCAGTAGTCACCGCCACCCATGAGGACCAGAAACGGATAGCCCGCCGCTCGCAGGTGGGTGTGGAACTTGATCTTGTCCGCCCCCGAGGTGGAGACTTTGACAATGTTACCGGTGTTATCAAGACGACGGAGAATAAAGTCGGTAATCCCCAGGGCATTGTCGGAAGGAGGCAGTACAACCGAACGGTCGCCACCAGAGGCGTCAATAATGATGATACCCGCCTGCAAGCCATTCAACGTGGTGTCGGTGTTGATGGTTGTGATAGCGCCGGAGTCACCACCAGTACCACCAGTACCATCGCCTGTTTTAGGAAGTGTTACCGAACCGCTGGTAGCACTGCTGGAGGTGCCAATAGAATCCACCGAAACGGCCGAAACAGTAAGTACTGCTGCGGCTGACAGTGTTGGTGCGGTAAAGGTTACCTGTTCGTTCTCACTGATCCCGGCACTCTTACTGAAAATAACAGTGGCCGTACCAGACTGGGTCAAGGTGTACGTAACTGGGGTGCCGTCAGCAGCCACACCACCTTTAACGGTAACCGTGTAAACCGTGGACGAACCGACAACTGCCGAGGAGATGTTTACCTCAGTAGGGGGGTTCGGTGCGGTACCACCGCCTAAGTTCAACGTACCATCCGCCAGTTGACGGAGTGCTGTTTTCATCAGGTTGATGGTGACCAGGAGGTTGCCGCTATTACCCGCCAAGTCTGCGGTAACACCAGCTCTCATGTTCGGTGTCAATGGGAGACCGAAATCTGCTTTGGTGGCCGCGTGGGCCTCGATCAGCGAAGCACCCAGGTGTTCTTCCAGCAGCTCTTTGATCGATACGCTCTGAACGCTATCAGTCACAGAAAGAATCAGGCTTTTGAGAGCCGTCATCATTTCTTCGTAGTCGTAGGTCTGAGCAACCGGGTGATCGTGAGGATCAGGCGGGAACTCGGTAGGAATGGTTGGACCATCCAGTTCAGTCCAGTCAGCTACACGTGGGGCGTTGACAATGTTAGCGACTGTTTCGGCGAACGCCACTTGGTCCAGGACGAACCCAGCACCAATGGTATCGTAGTCAGCCAGCAGCACATCACCAGCAACAGGACGCAGCATAACCACGGAACCGAACACGTTACGGTTGTAGCCAGGGACTGCGGTGCCGTTCTCTTGAACGTAACCACCGATGAAGTTGGCGAAGCTGTGGGCGAAGCAGTAGTCGTAACCCAGGATCAGAGGATCAACACTGCCCTGACGAAACAGTTTGAAGTTACGCGAAAAGAAGGGGGCTGCGCGTGGGACGAATTCCACACGATCGGTCACCGCAGAAGTTTTGATTACCTCTTGGGTAATGCGGTTATCGATGCGTTGCTGAAACGGGTTCCACTCATAAACGAGGTTGGGCATTTCCTAACTCCTGTGGTCCAATAAAAGGGCATCTTATGACCTGCCCCCACATAGTGATACCGGCCTCTACAGTAGCCTGTAGGGGCTAGTTTTTTCATAGAATCGTAAGGAGTCTAACCCCATGTATACGTATAAAAGGGCGGTCGGGATTAACCGACTGATCCCCAGAGGAGAAGAACTTTTAGACATCAGTGCTATTCAAACAAAGGACCTTTTCACCCAGTTTGATAATCTGATCATTGTGATTACTGATGAGCTGACCTTTCAGGACGTTGCCCTGGATGCTCAGTACTACCAGAATCAACTCATCGCCTTTACTGGGGTGATTCAGGATTGGTTGACCGCAAACACCAGCGTCCCACTGATCACCTCGAATACATTACCTGGTTCCGAATACCGTTTCGTTACCTGTCACGACATCCAGTACAAATGGTTCTCCCTGTTGCCAGGCGATGCTAGCCGTGGTGACGAACATCAGGACCTGTTGAACACCAGCAACGCTCCTGACATCCGAGTGACCAAAACCGATGGTTCTGCTATTGAGTACGACAAGCTGGTGAGTCGTTCCTTGTGGACGGTTAATAACCACTTGGTGCGTGCTGTTGAAGGCAACGAGTGTATCTACCTGCTGAACGCTGGTAAGCACTTCAACGTGAACGACAACATTCACGTGACCAGTCTGAACTTCAACACGGTGTCTGAACTGAAGACCTACCCGATCACTCCGGAGATGATCCAGTTCGAAGACCACGACACGTATCGTTTCCTGCACCTTACCTCACCTGTCTCCCTTAAAGGCAAGACAGTGTGGGCGTCGATTGGGGGACGTCTCTACCTCAACGATATCTTGCAGGTCCGCGGTGAGAACTCCATGGCGGTGAATACCGAGATGGTCGATTGGTTCTCTCGCATCTTTGACTCTAAAGACTGGATTGATCTGGACAGTATCATCAAGCCAGATCGTCAAGTTGTACCCGAGGACTTCTTCAGTGCCGAAGACTTCTTCACCAAGCTCCTGACTGACCCTTCAAGCTTCTTGATTGTGTTGGACAACCCTCATCTCTACACAGAGGTTAAGCCACTGGTTGTTTACCAGTATCCCTTTACGTACCACACAGAAGAAACTCGTCCACTTCCTTTTATCACAGGTGGTGGTCTCCTTCCTAAGTACTTCACGCGCAAGATCATCAACAGGAGACTTCTCGACTTAGACATCGGGACGCAACGGAAATACCTCAACGATACAACCGGTACTTATAACGAAGGCCATGTCTTCCACGGGTATACAAACCGGTACAAACCAAGTGCTCTTCACACAGGGTATTTTCTTTACATACGTGGTCTGATTCAAGAGGACTAAACCACATGGGTGCGGAGATCAAAGATATGTTCTTCACAGATAAGTTACGCGGCATCGTCAGTACGTTATTCATGCTGATCATTCTCATCCTGATTGCAGGTAGCTGGGCTTTCCCCCGCCAGACCTCCAGCAACCTCGATGAGAAGTCGCTTACCACTCTCCAGGAAGTCAGCCAGCAGCTTAAGAGTGCGGCCGACAATTTCGAACGGCAAGCTAATGAGTCGGCTCAGCTCAGGGATACCCTGAACCGAACGATTGATATGCAAAAAGGTGAACGTGATGATGTCTACGTCAAAATGCTTCAGCGTTATGGGTTGGATCCCACCAAGCTGGAATCCTCTCAAGCTGGTTACCCTGATCGCGCTCCTGCTTCTTCCACTATTATTAATGTCGGGGTGCTCTCACCAGACGACAGTAAACGAAGCATCGACATATCTTCAGGCACAGGCCATACAGGTGGAGATCGACAGCTACAGGTCCCAGCTGGAAAGAACAAGGGCGGATCTAACAGCAGTCCTACCCCAGTTCCAGAAGGCGGACCCGAACCCACCCATTAGCCTTACGGCGCCTCTGACGGCCTTCCTTGAAGACAACGACTGCCTTACGGCAAGCGACAAGGAATATTGTTACAAGGTAACCGTGACTCAGCTGATCTTGACTACACAAAAGCTGGATCAACAGAACCTTGATAACTGGGCCGCCAAACAAACGATTGCACAGTTGGTATCGAATATCAACTTTATCATCTCCGGGCTGGAGAAAAAGAGTGACTCCCTGACACCCGCTGGGGTAAAGGCAGCTATTCAGAAAGCGATTGTGCCGTCAA